CTCAATTAAGAATCGGCTGCCCAATTGACTTTTTTCTGTCAATTTTACCGAAACCATATTATCGCCTCAAATAAGACCCGTAGCCCTGATGATAATAGGATTGCCGTCTAAAGAGGCACTTCCATTTGCTAATTGCGCTTCAACACCACTTGTATTATCTTCAACATTGACTTCTAAATACAGATTATTTGCTGTATCTGCTCCCGCTACGAGATTAATGCTATGTTGAAGCAAACCGCCACCAATTCTAACAATATTAGCCGAAGTAATCCTGCTTAAGCCTAATTCAGAAGCAGGAATAACGATTCCGCCAGTAGTGTAGGTAGCGATATTTACGGAAACATCAATAACATATTCATCCCCTTGAACCTTTGGGCGAGTAAAACCCTTATGGTCTGCTAACCTAGTTGTCGTGTGTGCCAATTAAAACACCTCACTGACCAATAGCCATGAAATAAACGACATCGCCGCTTGTGCATTTAATAGCAACATTACCGCTTGTTAGTGGTAAGTCTGCATTAACTGTTGCGGCGTTAGCCTCTACTGCACTTCCTTTGTGGGTAAATACTAAAGATTCAACCTTTGAAAGTCCTGTTTCAATATTTCCGTCTGTTCCGTCAGCAGTGGTTTGTCCACATACTAATCTTCTGTTTCCTTCTAAATTCATCTCTAAGTTTATTACTGTCGCAAATGCCATATCTAATCATCTCCTTTTTGTCCTCATTGAATGTTAGTGATTTTACCCTGTCCCCTGAAGAAAGAACAGCCAACTTCACCAATTGTTCGGTATAAGGCTCTGTTTCCGAGAGTTCCGACACCAAATGGATTTCCGTTTGCGATACCATCCTCAAAGTATTGGGTTGGTTTCATAACAGACAACCAAAGGTGGTCAGTATCAAGGAAAAGCATATCCGATAATTTAGTGGATGCACCGCCGGTTTGCGGCATATCCTTAACAGGAATCAAAGGAATATCGTAGTAGGTAGCCACACGGAAACCGACTTCTTGACCCTTTGTTCCACGAACACCGTTCACGGTTGGAACAATTTCTTTTCTATCCATAAATCGCTCTTGACTCTGTAATAGGTCAGCAAGGGCTTGAATGGTATCATATCCAGTAAGAATGACCTTTGGAGAACCACCGGCAAGACGAAGGTTTCTAATCATGTCATTTATCCGAGTAAGAGTAAAAGAACGAACATCGCCCGAAGCATAGCCAGAACCAAAGTCCACTTCTGCATCAAGGAAAGAAGCGGCACTAAATCGCTCTTGGCCGTAAATTTTAGCATCAACGGTAGAAGCAGAAGCCCCAGTATCGCCTAATACGGTATCGCTGGCTAAAATTTCATCACGGTTTGAAATAACCTTCATCAAAGAAGTGTAGTTGTTTCCGATGTTGGGTAAAGTGGATGTTTGATAGTTTTCAAGCGGCATAACCAGCATTTTGTTTTGAACTTCAGCGTGGTGCTTACCCATATCTTCACGCATTTGCGCTCTAATATCGCCAATTCCATCGTCAATTTGAGCCATTTCCATAGCCAATTCGCTGAAATCAAATTGATGTGCAATAACCTTTGGGCTCATGTTTAATTGGGCGTAGGTTGGAGCAATTGGGCCTAATCCGTCTTGTGCAGTTGAAAGACCTGCATTTTCAGGAACACCACCGATTAAATCGGCTCTTGGCGAATCGTCGCCTAATTCTGCTAAAGTGGCATTTCCAGAGGTAGCAACAGAAAACAAATTTCCTGAACCACCAGCAGGACGGGACTTCAAAACTCGCCAACCACTTGAAGTATATGGTCGCTTTGAAATCATTGAAAGAGCATTCACTTCACGGTTAAGCATAGACCAAACCTTCTGCCCATAAACGATGTTGTAAAGGGCGGAAACATCGGCAATTCCGCTTCCCGAAAAGGAAGGAGAACCATCATGTCCGGTATGAATACCGCCAACAGCACCGGCTTGCTTTAAAAGAGCATTACCGGCAGGTAGGTTGTTAATTCCATAAGTCTGTGCTTCTAAGTCTGCAATTGTGTTAATATATCCAGTCATCTTTAATCACCTCAAATTCCACGAACCATTTTGTGAATGTCTGACCAGTCCATATTGGCGACATCATCAACGGTTGGAACATTAATTGCACTTTCTTCTTGTGCCTTGCGAATTTCGTTCTTTTCCGCAGTAAGAGACTTGCGGAGTTCACTAAATTCATTCTTAAGAGAAGCAATTTCCGAAGCGGCATCGTAGTTTTGCTTTGCGATGACATTTTCTCGGTTGTTCACTTCTTGAGCAAATCTGTCCTCAAAAGACTTTTTGAGGTTATCGTAAGCAAGAGCCTCCAATTGCTCTTGGCGGAAAGCCTCGTAAGCCTTCTCAATGTTAGCAACGCTCAAATCAAGCGTTTCTAATTCATTGTTGTTGAATGCCTTAACAACGGGCATAGTGGTTCCTTTTGGTCGGCCACCTTCAATAATGATTCTATCAGCAGGTTCGCCAATATCAGGATTAGCACCGTCAAGAGTTGGAAGTGGGGCTTTCTTTGATTCCATAAGTTTCTCATAAGAACCTGATTCAGTTTCCATGTCTTCCTCATCTTCCACCATTCGGTTTTCCACCATTCGGTTTTCCACCATTCGGTTTTCCATATCGGCACTTTCCATTTCCTTATCTCCCATGGCCTTTTCATCTTCGGTCAAAGCCATTTCTTCTTCTTTTCTTAACGAATTGACTTCCTTCAAAAGTTCATCCAATTCGCCTAATGCTTTTTCTAGTTTTTCTTGTGTCATAACATCACCTGTTTTATCTTGTTTTAGTATGTCAAATCTCGCTTCGGGGTTAATTCCTTTTTCACAGATGGTAATTTCATGCAACTCCAATTTGCTAATTTCGTTGTATTCTCCCATCCTTTCGTGGCTTTTCTTTACTTTTCGTAATGCTTGTCCACCAATGCTAAATGACCTTAACGACCCTTTGCGAATGCCTCTTCCTACCTCTTTTGCTTTTTCTATGTCATCCCTAAGTTTAATAACAACATAAAATCCGACATCATCAACTTCCGATTTCCATAATCTTCCCGTTTTATCTCGGTATGAATCTAC